TGACATGTATTCACAGGACATGGACAAGAGATTATTAAAAATTATTTGTGATGAGGTACAAAATTACAAAGAATCATTTCAACTGGTAGATTTTACAGACATGATTGAAAAATTTATTGTGTCTAAATTATGTCCAAAATTTGACGTAGCTTTTGTTGATGAGGCGCAAGATTTATCGCCTATACAGTGGAAAATGTTCAATATTATCAAGGAAAATAGCAAATATGTTATACTAGCAGGTGATGATGATCAAGCAATTTATGGCTGGGCAGGTGCAGATGTAAAAAAATTTCAACAAGAAATTTCAAAAAAAGCCATAATTTTGCCACAATCTTACAGGGTTCCGCAAAACGTACAAAACTTAGCAGACAAGATTTTAAATTTAATTCCAGACGATAGAAGAATAAAAAAGAATTGGAAAGCAAGAGAGGAGCAAGGAACTGTAAATTATATTTATGATACAGCAGATGCGCCACTGGACCAGGGAACATGGCTGGTGTTGGCAAGATACAATGATAAATTAAACAGACTCAAACCTACGTTAAAAGAACGTGGTATATATTTTGAATTCAAAGATCGTAAAAGTTATAAGGTAACATTGTTTAGAACCATTCTAAACTACATACGATGGCAGAAAGGCGATGACTTATCTTTGTCTGAAGTTAAAGATATATTTGAATATACAAACACTGTAAAAGAATTAACAGAAGAAAGAATGTATAACCTGGAAGAGTTTGGATTTGATAAAAACATACCTTGGTATGATGAATTTACATCTGATTACGAAGAATGTTTATATATAAGAGAAATGTTAAGTAATGGAGAAGAATTAAGAAAGGCACCAAGAGTAAAATTATCTACGATACATTCTGCAAAAGGTGGTGAAGCAGACAACGTATTATTAATATTAGATAATACAAAAACAATACGAGATGCATTGGATAAAAGTTCTGACAAACAGGATGAAGAACACAGAGTATGGTATGTAGGTGTGACTCGTACAAAACAAAACTTATATATCATGGCAGCAAAAAAGGAGGACCAAGGTTATGACATCGAAAGTTTGGGATAAACAACACGGTGGGAACCACTATCAAAAATATAAAATACAGCCAAGTAAGTTTGTAGTAGAGAATGAATTGCTATATCCAGAAGGCTGTGCTATAAAATACATAATTAGACATCGTGATAAAGGAAAGAAGCAAGATATATTGAAAGCAATACACTTTTTAGAAATGATTATTGAGAGGGACTACAATGAAAATTCCTAAGTTTGAAGCACAAACAGAGTGGTTAAAACCCACAGAGTTTCCAGACCTACGTGATGTAGACGAAATAGCAATTGACTTAGAGACAAAAGATCCTGACTTAATTAAAAAAGGATCTGGTTCTGTAATAGGTAATGGTGAAGTTATTGGTATTGCTGTGGCTACAAAATTTTACAAAGGTTACTTTCCAATAGCACATGAAGGTGGTGGTAACATGGACAGACAAAGAGTGTTGTCTTGGTTAAAAGATATACTTGAAGCACCATCAACAAAAGTATTTCACAATGCTATTTACGATGTGTGTTGGCTACGGGCAATGGGATTTAAAATAAATGGTGACATAGCCTGCACTATGATTGCATCAGCTTTGACTGATGAGAACAGATTTAGATATGATCTTAATAGTTTATCATGGCACTATCTTGGTTATGGTAAGAACGAAGCTGCACTCGCAGAAGCTGCAGAAGAATGGGGCATAGACCCAAAATCAGAAATGTATAAACTACCTGCAATGCATGTTGGTGCATACGCGGAACGTGATGCTGAAGTTACACTAGGACTTTGGCAAGAGATGAAAAAAGAAATTATTAGTCAAGACTTGGAAGATATATTTGACTTAGAATCTGATTTGTTTCCATGCCTGGTTGACATGAGATTTAAAGGTGTACGTGTAGATATAGAGCGAGCACATGCAATGAAAAAAGAATTTGTAGCACAAGAAAAAGAATTACTGCACAAGATAAAAGGTGAAACAAATATCGATACACAAATCTGGGCAGCTAGATCTATTGCAAATGTATTTGATATGTTAAGATTAGAATATCCACGCACAGAAAAAACAGCAGCACCATCATTTACAAAAAATTTTTTACAAGAACACGAACACCCTGTTGTTAAAATGATAGCGCAGGCAAGAGAGATTAACAAAGCACACACAACATTTTTAGACTCTATTCTACGATACGAACACAAAGGTAGAATACACGCAGAGATAAATCAATTACGTAACGCTGGGGGTGGCACGGTAACTGGTAGGTTCTCCTATCAGAA